AAGATTTATTAAAAGATTTACAAAAGAAAGCCGGTGTACCGCAAACTGGTAAGAAGCCTGAATTTGATGCCAAAGCAAAACAATTAGCAAGAACTAACTCAGGTGATCCGGTTGGTGATTTTGCCAAGGGCGGCAAAGATTTAGGTATATTCAAAGAAGATGATGTTGAAGAAAGCGCACTGCAAGCATCTTTTGGTATTAAGAAGTATGGTAAAAAAGGTATGGATAAACTACGTGCCGCTGGACAAAAACATGCCAGTGAGAAAACAATGCAAAACATTCGTGCTGAATACAGTGATAAAGAAAAACCTGTAACAGAAGATGGTGAGTTTGCAGGTAACTATGCTACAGGTGAAGCAGGACAATGGCGCAATAAAGGTCCTAAAGCTAATAAGCCAGCAACGATTGGTGATCTAGTTGGTGAAGGTCAAGAAGAACTTGATGCTATGATGAGATTGTTAGGTGAAGGCTGGAAGGGTGAACTTGCCGGCGGCACTTTAGGCGGTGTTAGTGGAACAGGTGCAGGATCTGCATTAGGAGCACTAGCAGGTGGCCCAGTTGGAGCGGCGATCGGAGGGGTTGTAGGTGGCGCAGCCGGTGGAACTGCTGGTCAAATGGCAGGTAGAGAGTTAACAAAAGAAGAACAACTAAATGAAGTTGCACCATTGTTAGCCGCAGGTGCACGTGCTATTATGCCTTTATTAGCTAAAGTTGGTCCTAAACTGGGTCAGATGGCATCAGGCGCGGGCAAAGCCGGAGCTGAAGTTGCTGGAAAAACAGCCACAGGTATAGGACGTGGCACAGTAGATGTTGCTAAATCAGCCGCAGGTTCGGCCGCACAAAATGCGGGTCAAATTGGTGTTGGCGTAGGAGCATATCAAGCTATTACTGATGTAGCAGATAAGATGGTTGGTGGTGTAGGTGAAGTATACCGTGACGTTGGTAAAGCTGCCGGCGCAATAGCACAATCAGTCGGTGATGCAATCGATGGAAAAACAATTGCCGAACTAGCAAGTGCCGCAGTTAAGTATTCAATTCCAATTGGTATAATATTGGCTGTGTTATACGGTGGTAAAAAACTTATTGACCAAGTAATGAGTGAAGGTGCTGACGACAGTGAGATGGGTGCGCTTGGTAAAATGGTCGGCTCAGTTACACCAAATCCTAGTGACTTTGCACAAGGATTTAAGAAAACATTTGAAGGTCAAGACGACCTAGATACTATTAGACGTTTGTTAAAAAAGTAATATGAAAATATCGTCATTGTTAAGAGAAGCACCAAAAGGTCCTGCATTATCGTTAGATAACGATTTAATGCAGAGAGCCATGCTGAGGTTTCCTGGCTATGATAGCCAGCAAGCACTATCTTTATACATAGCTGATAAGGCTACACAACAACAAAAAACGGATGCGGCACAAAATAACTTAATCAATACTCAACAGAATGCTATTAAGTCTATTGGGCAAGAGTTACAAGATTATGAAGCACAAGCACAAGAAACTGACCGTGAAGTTGAAAGATTAAAACAACTAAGCGGTACATTAACTACTGGTAGTGCTGATAGACAACAGAAGGCTAAAGTAAGTGCTGATGAGTTGGAGAAGCTACAAAAAGATTTACAAGATTTAAAATCTAAGCCTGGTATGGATCCAGAAAAATATAAAGAAATTGAACAACAAATTTCTGCCTTAGCTAATAGTTCCGGTGCAGAAGATGCTGACGTTAAGAAACTACAAAACTTAGTAAACAACATTCAAAATAAAGCAAATGTTAACTATGATACGGTAGCCGCACAGCTTGAAAAAACAAAACAAGATTTGGATAGTAAAGAAGAAAGATTTGCAAATTATGTTGATGATACTAACACATACAAAAAAACTTCAAGTAAAGAAATTCAAGATTTGGCTAGAACATCTGCCGAAGAAATTCAAAAGTATGCTGATATAGTAGACGGGTATAAAACTAAAATAGATGGCTTTGATAACTTTATGAATACTAAAGCCAAAGAGATTGAAGATATGTCTAATGAGTTATCCTCTACTATCAGATTTGCCAAACCGTTGATTAGACAAAGTTCAGCCATTGCCGCACAAAATGCCATTGGTAATGCACAATCATCTTCCCAGTCAGCATCACAGAACAATACCGGATATGAATTACCTGATATCGAGCCAGAAGAAGTTGAAAATCAAATGGATTTATCTTTAGACAGTGATGTAGATGGAGATAACACAACTACTAATAAAAACGAAAGTAAAATATTTGAATTAGAAAATAGACCTATTGGACCAGTACTAGAATGGGATCAAAAAACTGAAGAATGGTTGAAACAATATCTCCCTATATTTGTAAAAGACTTTAAGAAAAAATATAATGTGGCCTTAGGCAACAAACATCCAACATACAACGACCATCAAATTGCATATGCGATTGAAAATCATATTACTGATTTGTTTGCTCAAAAAGAAAACCCTATAACACGTAGAACATTGAATAACTTTTTCAGTTGGGTAAAAGATGATTTATTCCAGCAACCACCGGAAACATCAACAGTGCATATGAAACAAAAGGCCCAAGACAACTTGTTTAGTGAAAGCCTAGACAAAACTTATTCACGTATGTTGGATAACCTAATCGGACTACCTTATATAAAAGGGTAAAAAAACCGTAGAAAAAAATGTGTTTACCCACATAAGGGATAAATACTATTGACATTGAGAGATAGTTTTGCTATACTATCTCTAATGTTAGTTACTTCATAGGGAAGTAGCGAATATTAAAAAACGAGACCATCTCAATTTTATAAGGAAATATTATCATGGCATCATTAGCAGACATTCGTGCCCGTATTGCGGCACAAGACAACAAATCAAACAACAAGGGTTCTGGAACTCAATCTGATAACTCAATCTATCCACACTGGAATATGGACGAAGGCACAACAGCCGCAATTCGTTTCTTGCCAGATGCGAATAGTTCTAACACATTCTTCTGGGTTGAACGTCAGATTATCAAACTTCCATTCAATGGAGTAAAGGGCGATTCAAACATTAAGCAAACAGTTGTGCAAGTTCCGTGTATGGAAATGTATGGCGATGCTTGCCCTGTACTGGCAGAAGTTCGTCCTTGGTATAAAGACGAAACATTGAAAGAAATGGCAAACAAGTATTGGAAGAAACGTAGTTATCTATTCCAAGGTTTTGTTCGTCAGAACCCACTAGGTGATGACAAAGTACCTGCAAATCCAATTCGTAGATTTGTTATCAGTCCACAGATTTTCACTATCATCAAATCTAGTTTGATGGATCCTGAAATGGAAGAATTGCCAACAGACCTTATGCGTGGTCTTGACTTCAACGTTAAGAAAACAAGTAAAGGTGGTTACGCAGATTATTCTACAAGTAACTGGGCACGTAAAGAATCACCGTTGACAGAAGCAGAACAAGCCGCTATTGAAGCACATGGTTTGTTTAACTTAGCTGACTTCTTGCCTAAGAAGCCAACTGACGCAGAGTTGCGAGTTATCAAAGAAATGTTTGAGGCATCAGTTGATGGTCAACCTTTTGATAATGAGCGTTGGGGTAGTTACTATCGTCCATATGGATTAGAAGCACCTGCAGGAGCGACCGCGGCACAAACAACAGCTACTACTGAAACTAGAGCACCCGCAACTGCACCCGTAGCAGAAACTTCAGCTCCATGGGAAGATGAACCTGTAGCAACAACTGCACCTGTTAGTGTACCGGCAGCTGGTACATCAAGTGACAAAGCACAAGACATTCTAGCAATGATTCGTGCTAGACAAACAAAGTCTTAATAGGTGATGGGGCTTCTGCCCCTTCCTAAGGAGAACTCCATGACACTACCAGACGAACGATACCGTGCCCTAAAGCAGGGCAAGAAGTTGTTGGAAGAGTTGTGCGATCCTGGCAAGACACCTAGAGTGCCTAGTCTTATAAGAGATAAAGCAAGGACCGCATTACGACACTTCCCCACTGATTGGGATATCGATATGATGACAGATAAATGTCCAGATATGCTTGACAAACAACCGTTTAGCGTATATACTAACGGCATACACAAACAATAAGGAATAATATGGCTAAGAAATTAAACAAACTAGCAAAAGTAAATGAATCATTTACTATCAATCGTTATGACAACGGCTTTATGATTGAAGTGGGTGGAAGAGACAAAGAGAACGATTGGAAAAACTGTAAGGTTATGTGCAGTACAGAAGCAGAACTCCTTGAAGTAATCAAAGAAGCACTATCAATGGAAGTGGATAGTTAAATGGCAAAACCTTTTGACATTAGTAAGTTCCGCAAGGACATTACAAAAAGTATTGAAGGTCTATCAATAGGATTTAACGATCCTACTGATTGGATCTCGACAGGAAATTATGCTCTCAACTATCTCATTAGCGGTGATTTTAATAAAGGCGTTCCTCTTGGTAAAGTTACTGTCTTTGCCGGAGAGTCAGGCGCAGGAAAATCGTTCATCTGCTCAGGAAACCTCGTCAGACACGCACAAGAACAAGGAATCTTTGTAGTCTTAGTTGACTCCGAAAATGCCCTTGACGAAGCATGGCTACACGCACTTGGTGTAGATACTGCTGATAATAAACTATTAAAACTAAACATGGCAATGATTGACGAGGTAGGAAAAACTATTTCTATGTTCGTTAAAGATTACAAAGCACTACCGGAGGCAGAACGTCCTAAGGTATTGTTCGTGGTTGACTCATTAGGTATGTTGTTGACACCAACTGACGTTAATCAGTTTGAAGCAGGTGATATGAAAGGTGACATGGGTCGTAAGCCCAAAGCACTAACCGCACTTGTTCGTAACTGTGTTAATATGTTTGGTTCATTGGGTATTGGCTTAGTCGCTACTAATCATACATATGCTAGTCAAGATATGTTTGATCCAGATGATAAAATCTCAGGCGGTCAAGGTTTCGTTTACGCATCAAGTATTGTTGTTGCTATGAAGAAACTGAAACTTAAAGAAGATGAAGATGGTAATAAGATTAGTGATGTGCGAGGTATTCGTGCGGCATGTAAGATTATGAAAACTCGCTATGCGAAACCATTTGAATCAGTACAAGTTAAGATTCCTTATGAAACAGGTATGAGCCCTTACTCAGGTCTATTAGATATGATTGAGAAGGCTGAACTTGTTAAGAAAGAAGGTAACAGTTTAGTTTATACAACACTTGATGGTGAAATCATTAAGAAGTTTCGCAAAGCATGGGAAGCAAATACAGATGGATGCTTAGACAAAGTTATGACTGAGTATTCACAAAAATCAACAACAAAGATAAGTAATGTATCATCGGAGGAGGATGTTACAGAATGAAACTAGATTTTGTTGCAGAAGTATGGGATGCACTACGAACACACATTGATTTCAATGACCGTAGTGATGCCGCAGACACATTAATCAATCTATTGATTGACAACAACTATGAGACTGACGATATCAAAGATGCGTTTAAAGGTGACAAGGAAGTGCTTAAGGCACTGAAAGGTTATGCTGAACAACATGATACTGAAGAATACGAAGAATATGACGAAGACGAAGACCAAGAAGAATGGGATTAAATGTCAAATTGGTACACAAGGGTATCACAAAATTTAGCTGTGATACCCGATTTCATCTCTCATTATGAGAATGAACTTTTATCAGCTAAACAAGAGGTAAAGGTATACGGTAATGTTGAAAAAAACATTGCCGCTATTCCCGGAGTTACCGAACATCGTTTCAATCAACTACAAGAGATAGAAGCAGTATTAAACTATCTCAACATTAAGTTACGGCAAATTCGCCGAAAACATTTTCAAAAGTATTTAGAAGCGTATAATAGAGCTTTAACAAGTCGTGACGCTGAAAAGTATGTTGATGGTGAGGATGAAGTTGTAGACTTTGAAACACTTATCAATGAAGTGGCTTTGTTAAGAAACAAGTGGTTGGGCATTATGAAGGGACTTGAAGCTAAACAATGGCAGATGGGTCACATTGTAAGATTACGCACAGCCGGTATGGAAGATATCACAATAGGATAAACATGTCAAATAATAGTCCCTGGATAATCAATGGTTCAGGTATCAGTGCTCAGAGTGCAAGCTTGAATACTATTTCACTAAGTAATATATCTGGTTATAATAATAGTATCAGTCTAGGTGATTTAGAATTTGCATTCAATGATAACGTCAAAAAATATGAAGTCTATGAAATCAGTCAAGACCTTCTTGCACTAAGTGTATGTTGGGCACGATATCGCAAAGTTAAAGATGAACATGGTCTACGTCCTGTTATTACTAAATTATTAGATAGTGATTTATTCCGTCTAGTTAGTGAAGATGACATTGCACAAGCTAATATTATCCGTGATTACTACAGTAAGAAAATCATGGTTTGGAAACTTAAGAATATCAAGTTAACACCGTTCCGTGAAGATATGAATACGTTTATACATGGTGATGGTAAAATGTTTAAAGAAAATATGCTACCATTAGTATATCGTTTACCTGAGTTTTATGAATATGATATTGAGTTTGAAAAAATGTCATTTGAATATAATAAAGAAGTTAAGAGACAGGACACAAACTTTCAATCTGATAAAAAGAAGTTGAAGTTTGTAAAAAAACTAGTAGTGAATAACAAACGGATTAAATGCAAAGAGTATTGGTTTAGTGACGCATACAATAATCTTGTTTCTTTGAGTTTTGAGACACATAATCCATTACTGTCATTATTTGATATGACCATTGATAATACAGATATCACGATTATCGGCACATATCGTAAAAAATCACGTGACGGATCAGAATATTTAAAAGTTGACAACAAGTTTAGTTTTGTCTAAATATGATTAATGGATCAATATCAACTAGTCTCACGATGGATACAGGGTCATATACCCGGTAAAATACTACCTTGGCAGATAGATTTAGACACAACTAACATCTGCAATCAAGCTTGCTATTACTGTAACACCGAGCAATTTAGAACAGAATTGCCGGTGTACCAGCCTATAGAAATGTATAGTAAGTTAATAGACAGATTGCATAACTGGAGAAAACATGATCCTGATGTTATTGGCACACTAAGCAATATTATCTTTAGTGGCGGAGGAGAACCTACATTGCTTCCGGGATATGAAGATTTATTAGAAGATGTGATTGATAAAGGTTATGTAGCAGCCATGAACACAAATGGTACTAAGTTACATAAGATATTAACAATAAGTGATGATAAGTTAAAGCGTATGGCTTATTTAGGATTAGACATTGATAGTGGTAATCCAGAAACATATGAGTTGATACGCAAAAGTAAAATGTCAACTAGTCCTTTTGATAGAGTTAAAGAAACTGCAAAAGAGTTAGGTTCTAGAGGTATTCCATTAGATATCAAAGCTTTACTAATGCCAGAGAATACAAGTCAAATAGAAATCAATAGTATATTTGAATATGCAAGAGATGTTAAAGCTAGATCGGTACACTTGCGACCAGTCGTGTTGAATGGTAACAGTTTCATTATGAACAATGAAGTTGCCGCAAGAATAAAAACTGCAAGTGAATTTTATGGAGTAAAGTCGGATATATCATTGGGTAGATACGATGAACGACAATATAAGCGTTGCCATCAGATGTTTTTATTCCCTAGTTTTTGTGCTGACGGAAACATTTATCTTTGTTGTGAGTACAAAGGCCGTGCAGATACTAAACTAGGCTCTTGGATTGATGATGACTTTAGAGATATATGGTGTAGTGATAAGCACAGAGAAATCTATAATAACTTCCTTACATCGTTCTGTAAGCCATGTAGACCGAATAGTACAAATAATCAAATACAAATGGCTATGAATGACTACAGTAGAGTGATTAAATCATTTATCTAAAAGAACAAAATCATTTCTTTTATTTCCTGTATATATTGATTTTAATATTTTGTAGTTATGTTTGGTTATGTGCATTGATTCGTAGAAAAAATCTTTCTT